AACTTCATTTGAGGTTTAGTGTCTACACCACCAAAGTCTGTGAGACCGTCTTGCTCTACTGAAATACCCAATGCTGTTGTTGCCGGTAAGGCTTCATTAGTTCCTATACTTAACAAGTCAGGTGTAACGTTTGCACCAATAAGCAATGCTCTACTTGTTGATAAGGCACTATCTCCACCTGTGGTTACATCTGCAACATGACGCATTTTTACGTTTGCCATGTCTACTGTTGAAGCACCGTAACTTACTCTATCTAATGTTACGTTGCTTAATGTTTCTGGTAAATCATACTGGTTGTATGTAGCTTGAGCAAAATCAAATGTAAGTGCATTTGTTGAAGTGTCACCTGTCATTACCGTGCCAATATTTTGTGTGCTACTATATGCACCAGGAATTAATATAACTGCACCAGCAATATTCTGTAATAAATTTTCACTTAGTGTAACAGTATTACCGCTTATACCAGTGATATGTCCAGTAACACTTGTTAGATAAGTTGAGCTATTAGTTGTTACATCAAATATACGCCAACCTGATAAGTTAGCAAGACCCGCCCATGAAATACCGCCAAGTGTTGTGCCTGCATTTGTTAATGCATTTTCTAAACTGCTGTCACCTGCAAGATATCCTGTGCTTGTAAATGCACCACCGGCAGTTTCTACACCTATGTATATACCTGATCCAGATGCAAGTCCTAAACATGTTACTGTATTTGATCCTGCTGTGCCGTAAAATACTGTTAATATACGTGGAATATCTGCTGTTGTTACTGTAGCAGTATGGAAATCAAAATCCGCTATACTATAACCTGATGTGTCTGCATCAAATATTCTCGAATCTACAGTAGCAATGGTTTTGTCTAATTCAATACCGTCTGTTTGGCCTTTAAGTTGTAAAGGTTGAGCACTAGCACTACTGATATGGTCTGTTTGTAATACTCCTGTGCTGGCATTAAAAGATAACTTTGAACTGCTTACTTTTACGCCACTTAAACTACCACTAGTTGCTGAAGCAAATGTTGGATAAATTGTTGCGTTTGTTGAAGTATCATCTGTAATTGATATTGAGCCTGCTGTGGTATCAGCTGGTGTAAATGTAAATACACCACTACTGTTATCATATGCTAATGCACCTCCACCACTTGCTGAAGTAGTTGTTGTGCTAATATCAGTTAATGCAATACCAGGAACACTTGGTGTAAATGTAAATACACCTGTTGAATTATTGTATGCTAATGCGCCACCGCCACTTGCTGAAGCATTTGTTGTGCTAACTGCCGCTCTACTTCTTGCATCAGTGTAGTATAAGTTTGTATCTTCTGAAATGTCTGCTGTATCTAATACAACTACACCTGTTGCACCATTAACACTTGTGACTGCACCTGTGCCTATTACTGGTGGAGTAAATGTGAATACACCACTAGTATTATCATATGCTAATGCGCCTGATCCACTAGCACTTGCTGTTGTAATACTTAAATCTGTTAAAGCAATACCCGGAACTGCTGGAGCAAAGGTAAACACACCACTACTGTTATCATATGCCAAACTTCCGCCACCACTAGCACTTGCTGTAGTTGTGCTTAATAATCCTCTTACTTCTGCATCAGTTTGAATATCAGCTGGAGTAAATGTAAATACACCTGTTCCGCTATTATATGCTAAAGCACCTCCACTACTTGCACTTGCTGGAGTGCCAACACTAATGTTGCCTCTAGCCCTTGCATCTGTAAAGTATAAATTTGTTCCTTCACTTAAATCACTAGTTGACTTAGCAGTAAAGCCTGCGTCTACTCTAGCATCTGCTCTTGCATCTGTGTAGTATAAGTTAGTGCCTTCTGTTAAGTTACTTGTTGTTTTTGTTCCTAATCTTGTATCAAAACGTGCATCAGTATAATACAAGTTTGTGCCTTCTGTGAGCTCACTAGTGCTTGTTGGAACATCTGCAGGTGTATGTGTAAACACACCTGTTGAATTGTTGTATGCTAAACTGCCGTCACCACTTGCTGTTGCTGATGTTACACTTACTAATCCTCTAGTTTGTGAAGTTGTTAGTATGTCTTGGTAAACATTGTCACCATTCATAAATGTCCATGTTTCTGATGGTTCATTCCATACTATTTTAGCATCATGTGTGCTTTGTGGTCTGTTTGAAATTATTTCTACTGTAGCATCTGTTGTTGCATTTGCATTTAGTGTAATCTTTTGGTCTGTTACATATAAGTCTGTAACGTTTTGATAATTGATATTACCGGTTGCATCAATATTGCCAGTCACTGATAAATTGCCACCTACTGAAAGTGGAACTGTTGCAATGTGTGAAATAACTTGTGCGTTGGTTAGTGTTTGTGGCATGTTAGTCAATTGACTACCATCACCTAAAATGTATGCACCGCTTACGTTTGCAGTTGTTGTAATATTTCCAGTTGCATTGGTCATACCGCCTGTGTAATCGGCTATATCTGTATCTGTTCTAGCACTTGTATAATAAAGGTTAGTGCCTTCACTTAAATCACTAGTGCTTTTGGCTCCAAATGCACTATCAAATCTTGCTTGAGTGTAATATAAATTTGTGTTTTCAGCAATGTCATTTGTTTCTAATACTACTGCACCTGTTTGAGTATTAACACTTGTAACTGCATCAGGCTGATTAGGTAAGTTTGTTAATAAACTACCATCACCTATAAACTTGCCGCTTGTTGAAGTAATATTACCAGAAACAGTTAATGTGCTTGGTGCTACATTTTGAAAGTTTACTACTGATGCATAATACTTACTACCATCATAAGTTACAGTTATAATATCTATACCAGTTGATGCAGTTCCGCTTAATGTGGTATAGTCATCGACAAATTCCCAACTTGTCCAATTGGAAGGAGTTGTAGTTAAGTCTAATGAATGTCCACCAATTGCATCTTGAGTTAGAATAATAGTTGCTGAACCACCCGTGCTTATGCTGGATAATGTTATACCAGTTATGTCGCCTGTTAGTGTTGCTTTATGTATTGTGCCATTAGTAATGTTATAGGATACATCACCACTTTGGTTGCCGTTTGATATTGTTGTTTCTTGATATTTCTTAAGTGTTAAATTATCTAAGTTACTGTCAAAACCAATTACACCTGTTGAAACATTGTAAGTAATCGGTAAAGTATTGCTTATTACACTTCTTATTTGAGAATTTGTAATAATTGCTGTATTACTAACTGTAACATTAGATAATGAGGAACTTACTGTTACGTTTGTTTGGTCTGAGCTTACTGCAACATTAGACGTTGCTAGTGTAACGGTTACATTTGAAGAAGCCATGTTAAACTCCTGTTGATGTTATAGCTACGAAACTGGCGTCAGATGTAGGATTACCTGCTGTTACGTCCGCACTATATCTTTCTAAAATTGCCCACCTATGACTGTCAAATGTATTAACAGTTGGATTAGTATTTTCCCAAGTAAACTCCATAATGGTAATAACCACGTTTGTTCTAGCATCTGGAATTAAAGGTCCAGTGTATCTGTTTTTAGGAATTGTAAAATCAACTGTTCCTGCCGCGGCATCTGTTTTATTAATGTTGCCACCTGGCACTGAAGTAGAAACTGCACCAACGTATCCAATTACGTTACTTGCGGCAAAGTTAGGTTCGCCTGTGTTAATGTTGTAAGTTATTGCATCTACTACAACACTAGAATAATTTGCACTGAAATTATAATTAGTGATATCTGTATCGTAATTGTATGTGAATGTTCTTTGGTGTTCGGGAAGCATTTCAATCATTTGAACATTGTTTGCCCCGCCCAAATATTGTTTAAAGTCTAAAACTCTTGACATGTTGGTATTCTCCTATTGGAAATAACCTATACGGTATTCCCTATAGGCTTATATGTTTTGTATGTTTGTATTTATCGGATTATATGCAATTACGAAGTAAATGACATGTATTCTGTAGGATAATACACAATGATTATTCCTTCACCGCCGTTTGTTCCATATTCATTTGAAAGGAAAGGTCCGCCGGAACCACCACCACCTCTTAATCCGTGATATGTGTAACTTGCGTTAGCAGTGTTAGTAACTCTAGCCGCTGGTTCTACACTAAAACTTGTGTTTGCATTTCCTGTGCTATTTAATTGTGATCCACCTGCACCGTTAACTAATGTTAATCCTTCGTCATAACTAAGATTACCACTAGTGGATCTGCTACCACCACCAGTAGGCGCACTTGCACCACCACCACCTAAATTCCAATATGTAACACTACCGCCACCTGCTCTTACATTGCCTGCTTGTGGTAAAGGTTGTGGCACTTTAACACCACTAGTATCATGTAATCTATTCCATGATCCAGGTTGACCAAAAGGCTTTTGATAGAAAGGCGCTTTTTCACCTATTGTTGCTGTTTCAAATACTGTTGTGTTACCTGCAACACCACCTTGACTACCATGCCAATTTTTTGCTACACCATTACCACTTGCACCAATTCTACTACTAGTTGATGTTACATTACCTGGTGCTTTTGCAATGTATATTTCACTACTTGCACCAACATTTGTAATGTTTGCTTGGCTTAATCCTGCATTACCAAATCCTGCACTAAGATATCCTGCATTCATTAATGATGTTGATAAATCAAATGTTATATTAACATTTGTTGCACCACTACCACCCAAAGGTGTAGTCCAATCAACGTTTGCATTTGCCTTAAATCCACCTAGACCTATATCAAAATTAACACTAGGGAACGTAAAGTTACTACTTGTTGAACTGTTTAAATCACTTGCTCTTAAGAAACTTGGAGGAGCAACACCACCATGTGCTGTTAGTGTGCTTTGTGTTTCATGAAATCCAAATACTGTATTACCACCCATTGGTTTGTTTGTTGAGGAAGGTGTTGGGATAGCACTATAATTGGCATTTGACATACCGCCTTGGAAAGAATGTCTACCACCATCTCCAAGTGTTATTGAAATATTACCTGCTGAATATACATTTGCTGGTGCTTTGTAATAAATTACATCACCGGAACCACCACCACCTCCACTCGCTACAATGTTACCAAAAGATAAGTCTGTGCCGAATCTGTTTGGACCACCTGCGCCACCGCCTCCTACAACGATAGCAGTAACGTAATTGAATGGATCTGCAGTATCTCCTACACTAGTAACTTGTAAATCATCCCATACTTTTGCACTTGAAAATGTGCTGTTTTCAATAGTTTCATAACTATCGAATATATGAACTGTATGGTCATTTAATGTGCTGGCATTACTACTGTTTGCAGTAAAAGTATTAGCTGGTGCTAACGTTATATTACCACCTGTTGCTAATGTTGAATTGCCGTTTGGATTTATAATTGATAAATTTATGTCTGTTGAAGTATTTGCATAATTGGCCCAAACGTTCATGTCATAAGTTAGACTGGCATCGCCATTACCATCAAAAGTAAAACTACCTGACACAACACCATTAGCAAACATACTGTTACTGGCATTGTTTAATGTGTAGTTCACTGTAGCATTAGGAATATTACTAGAAATACCATACACAACTTTGTTTTTATATCCAGTGCCATATGTTGCGGCACTATCATGATTACTAATTGTTGGTGTTATTGTAATTGAACGCACAAAGGCAGTTCCGGCTCCACCTAAGTGGTCCTTATATAATCCTATTTTGCTACTTCCTAAAGGCATCTTATCTCCTATGCATCTGGTAATGTAAAGCCATGTTCTGCGGCATAATCATCTATATTGTATGGTAAGCCATTAAACACTAGCACTCTATTTGTAGGGCCGTTGTAATTACCTTCGGCATCCCACATTTGTAAAATCAAACCTTTTAAACTTATATTCATATCTTTCTCCTATATATCTTTATTGTGGTGGAGTAGGCCAAGTCATATATTGTCCAAACGTTATGTCTCTTAATGCTTGTCTATATGTTTGCCATTCCAATTTCTTTGCATCATTAAAGGGTGAATCAACACCTACTGTCCAATCTGTTGCACTTAATTTTGTATTTCTTTGTGCTCTATGCTTTGCAACATAATCAACTGTTGCAGGTGTTCCCATTTTTACTACTGGTGGATCTACATTTACATCCACATAATTATTTTCTATACTTAAAACAAAACCTAATTCAGTTTCTAGACCATATGTTAAATTTATACTAGCACCTTTTTTGCAGTTTTCTTGTGCTTGCCGTAAAGTAAATTGGTGTTTAGAATGTATTTTTCCTGTAACAGAATTGTAAAGTATATATGATTGAGTTTGCATTTTAAAATAAGTCCCTATAGACATCGCCTTCACGCAGTCTTTCTAATGTAAAGTTAGATATTCCGCCAGTTCCCGGATATAATGTGCTATTTGCACCAGGCTGTGATGTTAGTTGTTTTGGTATATACTTCTTACCAGTTGTAGTAACACCAGCCGCCTGGGCTACTGCCAATCCTCTTGCTTCACTTATTTCTAATACACCATTACTGATTAATGACGGCGGTATAGCAGTTCCAAAGTTTGCTTCTAATACTGGTGTTGATTGGGAATCTGTTATGTTGCTTCCGGTAGGTTGATTATTACCTTCATGAACTTCTGTGTAGTCAATGTATTAAACATTGCTAACTCTAATTTTCCACCACCTGCTCCGAGACTTCCTAAAGGTTGAAAATCACTTTTTAATCCATATTGTCCTAAATTTACTCCACCTAATGGTGCCACATGTGGAGTCCCAATTAAACTTGCTGGTTCTCCTATTGCAGTAGCAATAGCATTGTTTACAGTTATACTTGCACCGCTGGATACATTAACATTTAAATTTGTAGTAATACTGCTGTTACCAGTAACTGCTGTTATCACAGTAACAGGAGTAATTCCAGTTCCGCTTAATATACCACCTACAATTAAATTGGGATATCCTTCTTCATTAAATGTCAAAGTGTTTCCTGTAAATGCTCCTGTGGTAGTATAAGTTAAATCACCTGCCATTGGTAAAACTTGTGCCGGAGGTGCTTCATCAACTTTGAATCCTGCCGCCTGACTGGCTAATGCCGGTCCAGGAATACCACCTTTATTAGGCAATGAAATATCTGGAACTGTTGCTGAAGGCAAAGTAGTAAATCTACCCGCTTCTCCAATACCGTGTCCAAATACTTTTATATTATACTTAGGATCTATTATATTAGGTAAATTAGGCAAAGGTATGCCATCGTCATCTTCACTAGCAGGTGCTTCTGGTATAGGAACAGCCAATATTGGTATTTCTGAAGGACTCCAACTACCACCAAATGGATTTCTAAATCTAGTTTTGTTTATAACTGGAATTTTTGAAGCACTATTGGCGCTGGTTTCTATTTCAATTTCTATTTCATCTAGTCCAGGAACATCTGGTATTTGGATTGGAAGAAGTGCTAATGGTGTTTCAGGCGTAGATGTAATACCGCCTTGTCCGCCTTCACCTCCAATAATAACATTGGGCCAATCGATAGTGTCGAAAGCATTTGGTGAGCCAACTACATTACCATTACCTGGATTCACAGTATTTGCTGTAGCACTTGTTGGATCAGTTATTGAAATATCTCCAATAATAGGAATATTACCTATTCCACCCCATATATTCCACCAATTAGGAATACCACTTACTCCTACTGCACCGTCACTTTGCAATACGGTGTGAGTATATATTGAATCATCATATTCAATACAAGTAAACTTAGCACCTAACATAGCATCTTGCGTTTCTACTTCTGTAACACGCATAACTCTAAACAATTTGTTTGTATATCCGTATTGACTGCTTGTAACTTTAACAACATCACCTACATCATTAACAATAGCACTATAGTCTGCTGTAAAGTTTATAACTGTGCTTGTTCTACTTTGGTTAAGGTCAATGTTTGCTAAGTTACCCACTCTACTTCTGTCATTAACTAAGTTAAATCTAGTGTCTAGTGGATTGTCTGGCTCATTGTTGTTTCTATCACCACTTGGTGTGCTTATCACAATGGTTTGTGTTTGGTCTTTTTTGTCAACACTAGGATATTCAGCATCAATACTGTTGTATAAACTGAATAATTCTGTTGACGTAATATCAATTGAACTGGTTATGTTGTCATCATTAAACACATAAGCCGCATTCTTTTCAGCAGTAGTAGCCGCTCTGTTAGACACAACTTTGAACTTACCTTGTTTAGGATCGTAAGCAAAGTATGCCGCACAACTTCTACATATTTCATTAATGTTTGTTTTTACTGGTTGGTAGGTTGAACACATACCATCAATTTGCCATCTAGGGTGTCCTGCTACAACATTACCTGTGGCAGTTCTGTATTCAACATTAGCCGTAGAATAGTCGTAGAGGTCGTTAAACGAGGTTAAATCAATATCAGCAGTGCTGATACCAGCACCATATCTATCGTTTTGTAAGTAGTCTAAAAGAACGTTTGAAGGCTCATTTAAACTGTTGTTGATGTCGTATGTAATAGCACCCAAGCCTTGTAATCCGTTTTCAGCATCATAATCCATTTCAATAACTGAATACACTAAGTTTGCATAACTTGTGCCTGCATCAATTGTGGTCATTAATGTGGTAGCCGCTACTGCACCAGTTGTAGGAAACACTTGGTCACTTGCCGCTGTTCCGCCTGCATATACTCTACAACGTATCTTACCATTAATGTTGTTTGATGTAGTAGCATTTGGATCTGTTGCTCCAGTAACTGTTGCTCCACTAAAGATTAACTTTGCATCATCTCTGTAAATGTCATTGATAGTGATTGTGCCACTATCTGTTTTCTCACCAATAACCATACAATACACCATGGTGTTGTTTTGGTTTTTGATTTCTGCATCCACAATGATTGCACCAGTAAAACTTTGTCCATAAAACACAGGAACTCTGTTGTCTGTGCTTGGTGGTAATTGTATCTTAACACCTGGATCTTTTGTTTCCTGCTGTTTAGGTGGTTCCATTACCCCTAATGCTTTTGCTGTTCCTAAGGCTAATCCAGCACTAATAATACTTGTGGCAATTGTTGCTAACATGGCAGAACCAAATAAAGTTGATCCTACAATTGCTGTTGCTATGTAACTAAATACCGCCATCTACACACCCTCATATATATAATTTGTTTCTATAGGTCGCCAACCTCGTTTTTCTAAATCAAAGTCTGGCGTTATCTCCATGTTTGTGAGTGTAAAACCTTCTATAATTTGTTCTTCTACTAGAGTTTTACCTATTTTCACATATTCTTTTAGTAATCTATAACCCAATGATGACATTCTGTGTTCTGGTTCTACCCACCACGCAACTTCTTTCATTGTTTTTATTTCTGGTAACCATGCATCTGTTTGTATTTGTGCTATCAACATGCTTACTACTTCGTTGTTCTTTTCACCTAACAGTATGCAACCTTCTTTTCCAAAACTATCCAATAATCTTCTAATATACATATCATTGTATTCTGGATTGCGTAAAGCACTATAAGGTGAACTGTTGGCAAAGTTAATCATCATTGCCATTATGCTGTCATAGTCTTGTATGGTTGCTCGTCTAATCATTATCTCATCATTCCAGGAAATCTAAAGCCACCGCCATAGCCGCCGCCTCCGCCGCCTCCGCCGCCATAGCCACCACCGTAGCCACCACCGTATCCAGAACTAGCACTATATTCTTTACCAAAGTCAAATGATACATTGTGTAAGTCTGCTACTCTGTCAAAAGTGTTATCTGTTGGGAAGTATTTTTTTCTATCTGTTAAGTTAGTTCTTTGTCCTGCTACTTTTTGTTCTAATATGGTGTTTACACTTGCACAACTAACTGCAACACTATTAGTATTCTTGCCTTCAACGAAGTTGTAGTCTTCACTGATGCTGTAATTAGTTATAATTCCATTGTAACGTTGAAACACATTTGCGGAATCTACACTATAATCATCATTAAAGAATGCTCTGTGTATTTTGACTACACCACCTTTAATTGCTGTGCTTAATATCAAACCCATATAGTCTTGGTCACTTGGTATACCACTTAAACTAAGTTGTATGTCACCGTTTGTTGTTCTTATGTCTTCTGGTATTTCACTAACACCTAAGAAACTGCCTAACTCTGTGTAAGTGTTTCCATCATATGTAACTGGTTTGTATGCACCACTTATGTAATACGTTGTTGCACCCAATGTAAGGTCTACTAACATTGCATGTTTTATGTTGTTTGTGCCGGTAACTGGAGGTATACTTGTTGCCATGTTGTTTTCCTTATGTTGTAATTATTTCGACCATTTCAAATGCACTTTGAAACTGTATTCTATCATGTGGAACTACTCTGTATCCAGGTCGTTTTGTCAATTTAACTTTGAAGTGAACATCTTTACCAGTAAGTATGTTACCACTAGTCATTGTTACACCGTCTTGGCTAATAACTGGTCTGTGAACTGGAATTGCTACACTACTGCTTGTGCTAAAACTAACATCAGCCGTTACTTGATAAGGGTATCTGTAAGCGCCTGTGTTGCCCACTGGCTGTAAGTAATCACCTTTCTTGAACAATGTGCCACTTCCACTAACACCACTTGCATTGACGTTTATAGTGCTTCCTGAGACACTTACTAATGTCATTGTGCCACTAGTAACACCACCTTGATAAGCAGTAAGATATAACAAACCGCTGTTTGTGTCACCAATATCAATTGTGGTTTCTTCTGTAACATCCAATGCATCAATATCTTCTAACAATCCTCTGTTAGTGCTGTATGTTAATCCACTATGCATGCCTACTTTGAATCTGTATGGCACGTTTGTTGCTCTTTCGGCAGTTAGGATTACTCCACTTCTACTTACTGATTGAGCGGCAACTTTACCTTTGTTTATGTCAATGTATGTTGCGTTGTCTATAATTGTTTGTAAACTCATTATGCTGGTTGCCTCCTCGCACCTACTTGCGTTACGTTAAACAGGTATTCGGGATTTTCCGCAAGTCGAGCCTCGAAAGATCTGGAATCAATTGCATTTATATTATACGTTACTTGAGTGCCCATTCCCATTCCGCTACCGCCACTTGCCATTTCGTCATTTGGAATAACTGTCCCTGATTGATTTGGAACAAATAGTTCTGGTCCTTCTTCACCTACAACATACGGAGTTCCTGCTTTTGCTGGTCCACCATCTGCTAGTCCCATAAGTCCTAATATTGGTCCTGTAATAAACTTTTGTATAAGTGCTTTGGCTAACACTTTCTTAATATGGTCTGCAAGGTCACTGAAACTGGCTTTACCTGTTAATACTGCATCTGTGAGTGCATCTTCTAATAACTGTCCTGCTTTGATAAATCCATCTTCTAATGTTTTAGCAAAGTCACCAATACCACTTGCGGCTAACTTTTCTTTTATGTTTTCAAAGAACTCACCAACTGATTTAGCCATCATGCTAAATGTGATAGTTATAAAGTCACCTATATTCAATACAGCCTTTTCAGCAAACTTTTCAGTTTCACTAAAGAAGTCGTCCATTTTTGCTTTACCGAATACTTTATCAAGCATTTTTTCAAAGAAGCCCATTTGTGTTTTGGTGCCAGTAACAACTACTTCTTCAATTTCAGTTGCGACTTCTTTTGCTGTTTCTTTATACTTCTCTAGGAAGTTGAATATACTAGCAAAGTCTTCTTCTGTTGGCATATCCAACATGCTTATTTCGCCGCCACCTTCTGATTCTACTTTTGTTTTTACTTTTTCTAGTATAGCAATAGCCTTTTCATAATCTTCATCACTTAGTATTTCCAATAAACCAAATTCATCTCTTAGTTCTTTGAATTTACCCACAGTAATCATAAAGAAGCCTTTATCTAATATGCCGGCTTTACTGCTTTCTCTTAATTCATCTATACTACGTTGTATTTCACTTACTTCATTAATTAATCCTGCTTTTTCTAGTAAACGTATTGCACCATTAATGATTAACACCAATGCACGATATATTTCAAAGAACGCTCTAGCAACTGCTTGGGCAATACTGAGGAACTTGTCTTTTAACACTTTACCTAAGTTTTCAAATCCGCCTTCTGCTTCTGCTGTTTCTTTGATTAAGTCAATCATGTTATTAACAAATTCATCTAATGCTGGTGCTAATTCACCGACTAATCTGTTAATTAATCCGCCTATCATTCGTTGCAGTTTGTTTAAACTGTCATTGAACTTTTCAACACCTTTAATTGTTTTGCTATCTAACACAATGCCTAATGCTTGTGCTTCTTCGAACATCTCTTTTAAGCCTGCACTACCTTGATTAAGTGTGCCAACTAATTCTGCACCCTCGGAGTCAAACGCCTTAAACGCAAGTGCTAGTTTTTGTGAAGCATCATCTACGCCAGCAATACCATCTGCAAACTCAAACAATACTTGTTCAGCACTTTTAAAGTTACCTTCTGAATCCTTAGTGTCAATACCTAAACGTCTTAATGCTGGTAATAATTCACCTGTGTTCTTTTGAGCTTCACCTAATCTACGTGAGAAACGTCTAAGTGCTAATGCGGCATTGTCTGATGTTACACCGGCTTGTTCTGCCGCAAACCCAAACTTCTGTAAGGTGTCTGTTGCAACACCTGTAACTGTGCTTACTTTACCTAGCCTGTCAATATATTGAGCACTACGCAATACTATAGCGGCTACACCGGCTGTTGCGGCTGTTAATGCCAAGCCAAACTTAGCAATAATTCCACCCACTTTGCCTAATGCTCCGCCAAGCATACCAACGCCTTTGGTAGCTTTGCTTAATCCTTTTTGGAACATCTTAGTGTTCAATACTAGTCTGGTTGCGATTGGTGCCGCCATTATAATCTCCTCACAAAATTATCAAAATCTTTTTCTGCCTTTTTACTTGTAGGCTCACTCATACCTTTTTGTGCTTGAGTGCTGTATCCACCTATTGTTTTACCTGTTCCTGCTTTTGGTGGATTAGGGTATAAACCTTCATCCAAAACATCTGCATAACCATACCTTGTTTGTATTGCTATTTGCTTACGTCCTTTTGAAACCTTTAATTTGGTATTACGTTTAGCATTACCGGTATCACGTGGTGTTTCTTTTTTAAAGTTCTGTAAAACACTCTTGGCAAAACGCCCATAAACAAACTTTTCCAGTTTCTTCATGTCTCTTTTAAATGCTCTAGCATCTAACGTTGCGTTCTTTCTTGCCATAATGCTTCTAGTTCCTCTGGTCGGTAAGTTTCTGTTATATCCTCACCAGCCTTTAATTTCTGTTGTCTTGCCTTGTGCGTTTGCACATGGTTAAATATTTGTATATCTAACGTATTGCCTTCTTCTAGCAGTTTACTAGGTAGAACGTGATACGTTTCTGCCATTGCATCTATCATCAATACTAAATTATGAACTCTAGGATCGATGGCATTGTCTACCTGACTTATTTTCCCAGGCTTTCAGTGACCTTCATAATTGCGGCATTCATGATATCCATTGGCAATGTTTTTTCTTCATCTACTACTGGCACACCGTGCTCATCCAATACTAAATCCTTGACTGTTGAATACAACTGCCCAGCATCCTTTGTGTCTAGACTTGCTAGTTTACTGTATGTGCTAATTGGAAGTTTGTCATAAACAAAGAACTCTAGTTCTTCACCGTATTTCTCTACGATGTCTTTGTCGTCTATAACTATTGATGTTAGGCTTGGTTTGCCCGCTAGTTCTGATAATTTCTTCATATCTTTATTCCTCTATATCTTTATCTGTTAAATGTTTTATACCACTAAGTGCAAACTGTAGTCTGCCTTGTGCTTTGTTTAAATCTTTTTCAGCACAACGTATTTCGTTATGTGCTTTGGCAATCTCGGCTGTGAGACTACTCAGTATGTCCTTTGTCGGATGATTCTCCCATATCTGCATGTTCTTCTTCCTGTATATCTTCAGTTATATTTACCTGTTTCTTAGCCTTCTTGGCTTTAGGTAATTCAATTCCGTGCTCTTTGGCAAGTTCATGTGTGTTATACTGTTCGCCATATATAGTAACAGTTTCACCGCTATGTCCATTGTCAAGAACGGATTGTAGTTTTGTTTTTATATCTTTCATATGTTCTCCTAAAAGTGTAAACTCCCCCACATTGTGAGGGAGCCTAACTTATATGTTATTACGGTTTTGTAATTATTAAGATACGATGACCTTAGTAATCTCACCATTAACGATAATTTCCATTGGAGTTACCCATACAGCCGCATCAATAGATGCTGTAGGAGTTAACCCTGATAAGAAACCTTTGCCTTTAACGTAGTATTCACCAGTTGTATTACCTTCATTAAACGCAACAGTGAAAAATATCTCTGTTTTGTCTGATGAAGTTTCTAGTAATCCTTTATTTGATATTGTGTTAGTGCCTGTTCCTGTTCCGAAAAAGACAGCTCCATCTAATAGCATGTTTAAAGAAACACTATTTTCATTAACTGTTGTAAAAGCACTACTGGCTGTAGAATCCAAAGTTGAATATCTAGTTGATCCAGTCGATGCTGATAACGTTACGTCTTGCATTAAGGGAATTACTAAAGCGTCTGATCCTCCTGGAAGGGACATTGCTTCAGTATTTCCTAAAGTTAATACTGCTTGAGAACCGCTTGTTACATTAATTACTGCCATGTTGTTCTCCTATAGTTAAACAGTTTTTTCAAAGCGAAATTCAAAAGTATATGTAATCTTGTCTAAGTCAATGTCTGATTCATAATCACTTTCACTAGTTATAGTGTTAGTAATCACAGACTTTGCACTTAGCACATTACTGATTATACTGTTGATATCACTTAATTGGGTTTTGGCATCGAGGGTGACGAATGCATTAAGTGTAGATTGGTTGGTGTTAAGGTTATTCCTGTCCAATACTTCATATAAAGTATCTTGTGAAATTTGCTCTTCATCAACATAAAGTGTTTTCATGTTCTTGTCATACAACGTGTCCCCACCACTTTCGAACGGAAGTTCTGAACTTACACTAACATTACTGCTAGATAAGTTTGTGGTAAGTTGTGTTATTAAACTGTCCCTGATTACACTCATTATCTGACCCTTGTTATAAATCGTTTGCCACGAGTCCTACGGTTTTTTCTAAAGTTGACCATTTCATCGGCGGATGTTATGGATGCATCTGCATTCACATCATACCACACAATTACTGAAAGTTTTTCATTAAACAATTCATTAAATTTAGTTTCGTAAAAGTTGATTTTGTTTACTTCTGAACTCTCTGGGTTACCAAAGTCAGCTACTTTTGGAAGTAACATTTCTTTCATAACATAACTTGATGTTAAGTCAACCCAATCTTGCAAGTTGCCAATAATTAAATTCTTATTGACAGCAGGCAAAATTGATGTGCTACTGATACTCTTACTACTAGCATATGCACTCCACTCGGGAGAGGCTTGCATTCTAGTAACAATCCTATCGGTAGCACGTTGACATAATATGTCAAGATATTCGTCTATAGTTGTTGCCGCAGTTCCAGAGTTAGCAAATGAAATCTCATTCGCTTCAAACAATCTTTGATCCAAGTTTCGAATGTCTTCTGCTTCAGCAAAAGCCAATACATTATTTGATCCATCTCTCTGAAATGCCATGTTATCTCCTAATTAGCCTTGTGTATTAGTTATGTCTGCAACTAGTTGATTAGAACGTAGCCACTTAATTCCAATAGCTTCTGAAATAACTGCATCCAATAAAGCTCTGTTACCAATGTCGCTTAAAGAACCAACTGATGTTGCTCCGTTAACGCCGTTGATGAAGCTTGAAAGGATGAATTCTACTTGTGGAGTAATAGCCGCATAGTAGAAGCCTGAAGCGTCAGCTGGAGCATTTCCTGCTCTTAGTTTTGCAACTGCTGTAGCAAAGTCACTTAATGTGGCATTGTCAGCTGTAGCTAATGAACCGTCGATTGATCCAACTAGTTTAGTAAAGTCATTTCTTAATTTACCAAAGCCGTTTCTTACTGTTCCTGTTACGATGTGTCTATCGAACTGAACATCTTCTTGCATAGAAGCTGTAATAGAACGCTTCTCCATGTATCCCATGGCTTGAGGTGAAAAAACGCAATTTAGAGCTACTTTTCCGCCAGCCGCACCAACTGTGGTGTTTACTAGTTCTGCATTAAGACCACTTCCGTCTAGGACGTCTGCGTCTGTAGGAACTGTTTCTGTTCCGTTAACAATGCTTCTGAAACCAGCAACGTCTGTTGCTTGTGCCGCCGCCTGACTTAACTGACTAACAACTGCATTTCTTACTTGGTCAAATTGACCGTCTTCTAAGGACTCTTCTGTTACGAATGTTCCTGAACCACGTTTTACTGCGGTAATATCTAAACCAGTAATGCCCATGTCATTAGCGTGGTTAGTTACGATGTCTTCCATTTCTGTAAGTGTTACACCTACTGAGAAAGCTGATTGTAGAGGGAACTGAACAGTTCTGCCTGCTCCTTCTGATATGTTTACGGAATTTGGGATCATTTGGCTGTTTGGTAACAACACTGCGTTGGAGTAGTAAGCCTGAAGGTCTGCTACAACATCACTATATAATCCGGCAATTCCTGCTGTATTTGTTGACATAATTGTCTCCTATTATAGTTTTATGTTTTTAAAGTTTCTTTAAGATATCTCTATCTTTTGATTTTAGCCATGTGAGCTTCAACTGTTTTATGGTTGACAAGTCCACCTCGACCAATACCTGTGCTACGCAAATCAACATAAGCATTTCTATAAGCTGGATCTGATTTTAATCTATTTTGATCAACTTCAGAACTCTTATTTGATACTGGTGTTGTTTGTGCATCTACAGTAGCAACTCCTTTCTTGGAAAACTGTAATCCTAAATCTCTACCCACTTTTTCAACAGCGGCAGTATAGTTAGGTTGTCCTTCATCAGTTGTAAAGAAATCCTCTCCATTTGCAATATGGAAACTTTGTCCTTCAACTTTGAACATATTATCAGCACTCATCAATTTGACTACTGAATTCCTTTGTTCTGGCGTCCATGCCGTTGGCATAGCATCCTTTAGTTTTCCTACGTGGGCATCTAAGACATATTGTGCTTTAACACCTTCTAGTTCAGCTTTAAGTTCAGCGACAGTTTGTTCTTTCTTTGCAACAGTATTTTTCAATGCTGTTACGTCTAAACTACTTTCGCCTTCAGTAATATTCGCGGTTTGAAGTTCCTTCACTACCTGCTTTACACTACTTAAACTGTCAACGCCTAATTCTGCAATTATACGTTGCTCTACTTCCCTAGTGGTTGTTTTGGCAATTGCATCTTTTTCTGCTTTGGTAAACATACGTTGACCATCAACAAAGACACGACCGTCTTTCATTTCCACTTCTGGTTTTGTTGCATTACTGCTAACAGAGATACTTTCTTTCGAAACTTCAGTCTCTGGAACTGTTTGACTTTCACCAGTGTCAACTACTGTATTTGTTGTATTGTCTTCCGACATAATATTCTCTCCTTCATTTATACGACGAAGTATCGTTAACCAATCTTATTATAAACTGTTGCTGGTAGTTGACTGTGTCAATAACTGCTCTAGTCGATCGCGAAGTTTGTCACGCAAATCTGTGTTAGGAGTATCTACTCCCATTAATTCTTCATACTCGTCATGTGTGGTGAACGGCATATACTTAACAGTGCCGTCGTCTGCTGTGTGCTCATGAGATCCACTTCCACCCATTGCTTCTGCAACGGCTTCTGCTTGTTCTTGAGTATTGTATAGTTCTAAATCTGGTGCTTGTTGACCATATCCTAATCTATCGGATAAGTCCATCAGCATGTTTAATTCTTTTAGTTCGTGCTCCATTGCACGTTGATTGTATTGTCTGTTATAACTAATCTCTACTGTATTAGCTTCTCCAGTCCAATCATGATAGATATCAAATGCACGTTTCTCTGCGTTTTCCATTTGAACTGCTTTCTTTCTCACAAATGCTTGTAGTTTACTGTCTAATGTTTCTACCATTGCCGCACTACTTGATGCTTTAATTAAGTCATCACTTCTAATCATGCATGTTTCTAGCATTTTATCTATTTTGTTGTCTATTAGGTCTCTGATCTCTGTGATTGGATCAGTGTTTGGTTGTCTGAATTCGTATGTGAAGTTTTGTTCACCCTGTAAGCCACTGTTTACTCTAATTACACTACCTGCTTCAGCACCTATTTCACCGTTGTTTAATTCGTCTGTGGCTTCATCTACTACTAATGTAGGATGTATGCTGTAGTTTACACTAGCATATATTTCCGAATTCAAGTTGTATATCTCTCTTTGTATAATAGAGGCATCTAATAAAGGACTTGAACCAACGCCAGGGAATGTAGGTATACCTTGATAAATTGGAAACACCGGAATGTATCCTAATTCATTTGGTTGCACTACTCTAAATACACCTTCGTCTTGTTGAAATACATCTTCTATTTCAGGTGGTAAGTAATCTTCATCTTCTGAATAAAACACAGTTTCAATTGTGTCTTGCGTAAAGTATCTGTAAACAACTTGGTTTTCATCTTCTGCTATTTTAATTACTAGTTTTCTCAACACTTGGTCGCCATTCATGTCATAACCAAATTCCCAGTTCATAACATCTAATGGCTTATATATGTTAAAACGTGGAACTTCTGATCCACTTGGCTTTACTACACTTAACCAGCTCACACCAAATACACTTACTAGTGTGTCTACTTGACTGAAGAACTCTGGCAAACTGTTGCCTTCTCCATCACAGTTTTGTGCAAATGAATCCATAACAAACGTTTCTGGTAACATTCTATGTGCTGGGTTTTTAAATAGGATTGCGTTGTATTCGTTAACGATTAACTTAACATAGTTGTAGAAACTTACGTTGTTAATCTTTTCATTGTAGAAACTGCCGCCTGCATCATTGCCACTTTTTGCATCAGCTCTATCAAAGCCTACATTATTGTTTACCCTGGCTTTGTATTTGCCAGTAGTGTTGCCAAACTCATCACGAGTATAAGTGTTTATTACTTCACTGGCTGTTTGTTGGTCAGAATCAAACATCTTAAGGTATCTACCTTGTTTGTATTCCTCGGATCCCACAAAACTACGATAGGATAGATCCCATGTGTCATGATATCGTTCGTATAAGTTGTGGACGCCGGTGATAAACTCACTGTATTCGGATAGGTTATCGCTCATATTTTGTTCCCGCGGGGTAAAACGTTCTTTCAAAGTTTTTGTTGTATACTGATGTATTTATGCAAATATACCACAATAAGGTTATAATACGGTGTTTAATCAAATAATCACCAAAAAAGGTTGACATTGAGCTGTAAAGAAGTATAATTAACTACTTGTAACAAAGGAAACACTAATTTTTAATTAAGGAGAATTCCTGGATTAGAATACAATGTTTATTGTTTCTTTATTACACACGGGTGTGTGTAGTGTGTTGCAATTTATGTAGGCGTCTTACTTAATAAAACATTGTGTGTATTGTTAGTAAGGCGCTTTTTTTTGACTCAAAAAGAAACCCCACAATGGCCACACTATGAGGTTCCTAGTAACTTAAGACATACCACACACTGAACACTATAAGTCACTATGTGTATTTATCGTATGTATTCTTCGTGTTTGAATGCACCTATTCTGCCTGCTTCATAACGGGCATATCCATCTAATTCTTTGGCAGAGCTCATTGTCCATGTTTTGTTTACTGTTTTAATTCGGTCTTTCTTTTGATATGTGCTACTCATATCATACCAATAGAATGTGTATGTTTTTGTTATCATGACTTATCTATTTCTTGTTCGTTAACATGATCTATATAGACACCGTTTACTTTAGTTTTAAACTTGGGTTTAACTTTGTTTTTACCCCAGTCTATTTTATCGAAATTGTCTTTGTATGCTTGTTCATCACCGATACGTCTAGCACTTCCTTTGCCACCATGAGTAGCACCAAAGCCTTTACCACTAATGCCATTACTAATGTCCTTAGCACGTTTTAGTTCTGGTGAAGCATCTACTATTGCTTTTGCTTGTTTCCTTATGTTGTCATCACTCATTATAAACTTCTCCTGCTATGTCCATAGCCTTTACCTAAGTCACGTTTAATGCCAAAGTTTTGATACACTAAGTATCCTAAAGCATCAGCGGCATGGTCTAACACATTGTCTTTGTCTGGTATTCTAGTTCCTTCTTTGTAACTCATTTTGATTAACATCTCTCTTATCTTTGCACATTTAGGATCAATAAGCAAGTTGCGTTCACCATGTGCATTACATAACAAACTATTTACTGCATTTATTCTATCTAATACTGGAGGATTGGTTTTGCCCACAACTAACTTGAATCCATTGTTTGCCAATATGATATGGTCACTCTGATTACTGTTAGTTGACTTGTGACTACCACTTGCATCTGGATAACATATATAGTTTTTATTTGGGTAACGTCTTTTAATTTCTTGTATCATTTCATATGTGTTACTTTGATATATTTCAATAAAGTCAACCACGTATAGTTTATTACCGTTCATA